TGCTGGTAAAGAAACAAGAGATATGACAAGGTCTCAAATTGTAAAATCTACATTTAGAGTATTAACATTAAAATTAGGTAAGGCTGGCATTCCAATGATTATGACTAACCATACATATGATGTTATTGGTTCTATGTTCCCACAAAAAGAAATGGGTGGCGGTTCAGGTTTGAAATACGCTGCTTCATCAATTATATATTTAAGTAAAAGAAAAGACAAAGACGGTACCGAAGTTATTGGTAATATTATTCATTGTAAAAATTACAAGTCAAGGTTGACAAAAGAAAATGCAATGATTGATGTTAAGTTAACATACAAAACAGGACTAGATAGACATTACGGCCTATTAGAATTAGGCGAAGAAGCTGGCGTGTTTAAGAAAGTATCTACAAGATACGAAATGCCTGATGGTACAAAAGTATTTGGTAAGAGTATTAATGAAAACGCTGATAAGTATTTTACACAAGAGGTACTAGATAAAATTGATGAACACACAAAAAGAAAATTCACATACGGCGAAGACGAAGAATAAAAACTATACCTTTGTACAAAAAGAGGGTGATGATTTTACTTGCATAAAGTTATTATCTGAAAAGTATGATGGTATAATTTTTAAATACGGCAATGTTGGCTTTGGAAAGGGAGAAAATCCTGATGGTACCTTGCCAATGATGTTTGATTATGATATAATAAGAAATGAAAACAATAAAGATTTGGGAGATGAAAGTGAATTTATCAGCCATATCGGTGACATATTATTAGAACTAATGGAGAAACAATTAAAAGATGGTACAGCAATCATTAAGTGATAGAATAGAAACTACTATTCTAAGTAATTTATTTTATAATGAAGACTTTACTAGAAAGGCTATGCCTTTTATTGAAGCTGATTACTTTACAAAAAGTGAAGAATCAATATTGTTTGGTGAGATTGAAAAGTTTGTAGAGAACTATAAGAACTTACCTACAAAAGATACTATCTTAATTGAACTCAATGGTAGAAAAGATTTAACCGAAGAACAACTTAAAAGTTTAAAACTATTAGTTGCTGGTGCAAATGATGAAAAGGTTGACTTGCAATGGTTATTAGATTCAACTGAGAAGTGGTGTAAAGACCGTGCTGTTCATAATGCTGTATTATCTGGTATTAAAATCTTAGACAACAAAGACCAAAAAAGAACACCTGAGGCAATACCTGGTATTTTATCAGACGCCTTAGCAGTTAGTTTCGATAATCATATTGGTCACGATTATTTACAAGACGCAGAAAAAAGATATGATTGGTACCATACAAAAGAGAAAAGATTTAAATTTGATTTAGATTACTTTAATAGAATTACAAAGGGTGGTGTGCCAAGTAAAACACTTAACATTGCTCTTGCAGGCACAGGTGTTGGTAAATCTTTGTTTATGTGTCATGTAGCTTCTTCTTTCCTAACACAAGGTAAAAGTGTACTATACATTACTTTAGAAATGGCTGAAGAAAGAATTGCTGAAAGAATTGACGCTAACTTATTTGATATCTCTATGGATGATATTAGAGATATGCCAAAACAATTGTATGATAATAAAGTTGATAAGTTAAATGCTAAAACAAAAGGTCAATTAATTATCAAAGAATATCCTACAGCCTCTGCTCATAGTGGTCACTTTAGAGCATTGATGAACGAATTATCTTTAAAGAAATCTTTTAAACCTGATGTAGTGTTTATTGATTATTTAAATATATGTGCTAGTGCAAGATTTAAAGGTGGTAATATATCATCTTATTTCTATGTAAAAGCAATTGCTGAAGAACTAAGAGGTCTGGCTGTCGAGTTTGATATGCCAATCTTTAGTGCTACACAAACAACTAGAACTGGTTTTGTATCTACTGACATTGGTTTAGAAGATACATCTGAAAGTTTTGGTTTACCTGCAACTGCTGACTTTATGTTTGCTTTAATGTCTAATGAAGAATTAGAATCGTTAGGTCAAATGAAAGTTAAACAGTTAAAAAATCGTTACAATGACCCTAGTATGAATAGGGCATTTATCGTAGGTGTTGACAGAGCTAAAATGAGATTATATGATGTAGAAAATAATGCTCAGAATATTGTTGACGCTAATCAAACAAAAGAAAACTATCAAAAACCTGAACAGGCATACGATAAGTTTTCAGAATTTAAATTATAGGAGTATATAAATGGCAAACTTTAAAACATTTACCAATGCTTCAGCACCTTTCGAAGGTAAGAAAATCGCCATAGATATGGACAGAGTTGCTTGCTACTTTGAAGATGTGTTGAAAGCAGATGAGGGTAAATACACAACAATATGGTCTAAAGATAATTCTTGGACTGTACAAGAAGGCTTTGAGGAAGTAAATTCATCAATGAATATGTTTACTATTAAAGAGGCAGTGTAATGTTAGGCGGAGATTTATTTAAAATACCATACTATTCAGTACCAGTATTGAATTTTAAAAATGAAAAGAAAAAGAAATTAGTAAATCTTTTAAAGTCTTATCCTGAAGAAAGAACAGGTATACAAACTTTTACCACAAATAGGCAAACTGATAGACAAGGTTTGGTAAATGGATTTATACAAATCTTAGATGAAGAATTTAATCTGTTAACTCAACAAATTAAAAAGTCTTGTTCAATTGATGATATATGGTCTGTTACCTATAGTAAAGGAGATTATCATTCTCCACATAATCATGGCTCTTTAGGTCTAGCAGGTATTTTATATTTAGATTTACCTGAAGGAAGTTCAGTTACAAATTATATTCAACCTTGGAATAATATAGAAACAGATACTACAATTTATTATCCTTTACCTGTATCAGAGGGTCAAATTATTGTTGTACCTCAGTTTCTACAACACTTTAGTCCACCTCATAATGCCAAAAAAGGCAAGAAAAGAATTATATCATTTGATATGAGTTTCGTGCAAGGAAATAATGCCTAAAAAACAAAAAGTAAGATTTCATAAAGGTGACAAAAAACCTGGTGGCGCTAATTTAAAGGATAAAGACTTGTATTACACAAAGAAAATGATTAAAAGAGGCCGTAAAATAGTATGGCAGGTTACTGAACACCCTAGAAAGAAAGTTGTTAAAGAGTGCTTCTTTGAAGAAGACGCAGCTAATTTTGTAAAATTTCAAAATAAACATAAGGTNTGGTTAATCAATGGTGGTATACCAGACTTTTTATGTCCAAGACCAGGCGATAACGCTTGACTTAAACGCCAAACTACTGTATAAATAGTGGTATGGCTTATGATTTTATACCAGAAAGTACAGCAGATATCAAAAAGGCAGGCGTCTTTGGCGCTGAGTATGAATCTGTCTATGAGTACCTTTCAACAAAATACAAAAGAAAAGACCCTATAGCTTTATCTAAAAAAGCAAACGAGAAACGAATGATAAAAGTTTCTCGTGGTTTCCAATCTGTTACTGATATCAAAACTATTCAAAAAGAAGTCAAAGTACAAAATGTAAAAATGTCCTTTGGTGAGGGTAGTCGTGGTGGTAGAGGTGTTGCAAACAAAGGCGGCCAATTTGAAATTGATTTTACAAAAGATTTAGATACTTGGTGGAAAGGTGACGGTAAATATATTAATCCACATTCAGAAAAAATTATTAATGAAATGGCCAATCAGTACGGTTGGAATAAAGCAAAAACTTTCAAGGCAGATAATCTTGGTGGTTTAAATCAAAGACGGTCACTTATATTTCAAGGTGCTCAACCTTATATTGGCACATCAGCAGACCCTAATATAGGTCCTATAGTTACAGATATTACCTGTACTGCCGATAAAAAACCTGTTTACTTATCACTAAAGGCCACAGGTACAGTAACATTTTTTAATTCAGGTGTTACAAAGTTTTTACCTCAAACTGAGATGAAACAACATGGTACAATAAAAAATAAAGAAGGACTAGCATTGTTAAAAATGTTAGGTCTTGACCCTAGACAATTAGCTGCCGTGTTTAACTCATATGGTGGTAAAATGATAAGAAAACAAGAAAATGTATTTTCTAAAATGGATAAGAACAAAATGATTAAGTTTCTACAATCAGGTATTGGTTATGGGTTTCACTATGTACACGCAAAGAAACCTACAGAAATACATCATTTCAATATGACAAGGTCATTTATGACCAAATTGGCAAAACCTACATCAGCAATCGCCTATTATGGTGGTAAAACCAGCGCTGGTAAAAGGGTAGATATTGATATAGATACACCAAATATTAAACTAAAAATTAATATAAGAAACAAGCAAGGAGGCGTGTATCCTAGTCATATTATGTGTGATTATATCTTTAAATCGTACAAATAATGTAAAAAAGTGCTTGCCAAGACCAGCGGAATATGTTATAATACCAGTATTAAATCGTATAAATAGTTGTATGATTTGTTAATGGGTTATTGAATATTATATAAATGGATAAATTGGAGAACAAATGTTTAGTTTTAAAGGCTTTTTCACTAAGGAAAAGAACACACACCTCGAACACCTAGAAGACGATATTATTAATCGTGGTAGTCAAGGTGGCGTAAATGCAATCAACTTCCTAAATTCAGTAAGAAATATGCTTGCCGGCAATATTGGTGGTAAGTTAAATATGACTGTAAAATGGGACGGTGCGCCTGCCGTATTCTGTGGTATTAATCCAGAAAATGGCAAATTCTTTGTAGGCACAAAGTCTGTATTCAACAAAACTCCTAAAATCAACTATACACCAACCGATATAAGACGAAATCATGGTGGTGAACTCGCTAACAAATTACAAGTGTGTTTAAGAGAACTACCAAAATTGGGGTTAGATGGTATTTACCAAGGAGATTTACTTTATACAAGAGGTGATTTAAAAGCCGCTGCCATTGGCGGAGAAAAAATGATTACCTTTACACCTAATACAATTACATATGCTGTACCAGCAGATAGTGATATTGCTAGAAGAATAGCCAGAGCAAAATTAGGTATTGTATTTCACACAAAATATTCTGGTAAAACAATGTCATCTTTAACTGCCGGTTTTGGTAGTATTAAAGGCAAAGGTCCTACATCCGTATTTTTAGCTTCTGCTTCATATCAAGATACATCTGGCTCATCTACATTTAATAAATCAGAGTTATCAAGGTTTGACGCATTGATAAGAATGGCACAAGGCTCATTATCAAAAGCAAAACCTATGTTAGATGAAATGTCTAAAGGTGTAAAAGCTGACGACCAATTATCTGTAGGGTATAGATTAAAAACATTCTTTAACGCTTATATTAGAAATAGTAATCAAGGTATGGACAAAGTTGCAGTAATGCAAAAAATGTTTAGAGATTACTATGAAAGTTATTTACAATCAGAAATAGATTCAAAGAAAACAGATAAAGGTAAAGAGAAGTATATTAAAGCCAAAGAAGAAGGCTTAAAATTTATTGATAGAAATAAAACTGCTTTATACTTTGCTCTTGCAAGTCATATTAGTTTAGGTAATGCTAAGAACTTTTTGATACAAAAATTATCACAAGTACAAAGTATTGGTAACTTCTTACGAACACCTAACGGATATAAAGTAACAGCACCTGAAGGTTATGTTGCTGTAGATAGAATTGCTGGTGCAATAAAACTTGTAGATAGATTAGAATTTAGTCGTGCTAATTTTACGGCAGAAAAAGATTGGGTAAAAGGATAATGATTAGAATAATTGATTGGTACTACAGTATATTAGAACACATTGGTGTTAAACTAAGTGGTTTTGCATGGCAAAAAAGATGGTGCAATAGAGAAAAAGGTACAGGTTACTGGAGAAGTAGAACACAAAGAGTAGAATATTTAAGCGGAAAAGGTAAGTGATGTATCAGAGAATAGAAGGATTTAAACAATACTTTTTTGAGGCAATCAACGGACCTAAAATCATTATGATTGGTGGACCAGGTTCTGGTAAATCAACATATTCAGAATTGATTAAAAAAGAATTAGGTATTGCTCACATTTACACAGGTGATATGATGAGAGCTTTAGCAAAACAAGATACACCAGATGGTAAAAAAGTAAAAGAATTATTATCAAAAGGTGAATTTGCACCAACACCTATAGTTATTGACGCAGTAAAAAAAAGAATGGAACAACCAGACGCACAAAAAGGATATGTGTTTGATGGTTTTCCTAGAAATGTAGAACAAGCAGGTGCTATGGAATCAAAAGGTATTGAATATGACCATGTAATTAATCTTGTAGTTTCAGAGGAAGAAGTTGTCAAAAGATTAACTGCTAGAGGTAGAGCAGATGATAAACCAGAAATAATTAAAAACAGAATTAAAGTATATCATAGAGAAACAGCACCTTTATTAAACTATTATAAAGATGAAATAATAAATATTAAAGCAGAGGGTAGTACACCTGAAGCAATAGCAAAAGAAATTGTAAAGAAAATAATATGAAAACATACGAACAAATTAGATACTTAGAGGAAGGTTTATACGACCCTAATATATTTAAAGCATTCTTTTTAGCAGGTGGACCTGGTTCAGGAAAAACATTTGTTACTGGTAGTGCATTTGCTGGTTTTGGTTTAAAAATGATTAACTCAGACCAAGCATTTGAAAACGCATTAAAGAAAAATAATCTATCTCTTAAAATGCCGGAAGATGAGGCAGAGGCAAGAGATATACAAAGAGCACGAGCAAAAGCAATGACAGGTAGCATGATGGATTTAGCTATCAAAGGAAGATTAGGTATGATTATTGATGGTACTGGTAGAGATTATGAAAAGATTAACTCACAAGTAGCTAACTTAAAATCTCTAGGTTATGACTGTTATATGGTTTTTGTTAATACAAGTTTAGATGTTGCTTTAGAAAGAAACGCACAACGAGAAAGAAGTGTGCCAGAATATATTACTAGAAAATCTTGGACTGTAGTGCAAAGTAATATTGGTAAATTTCAAAGTTTATTTGGTATGCAAAACATGACAATTATTGATAACAATAAATCAGACAGAGAACTAACAACAATTACTATGAATAATTGTGCTAAGACCGTAAGAAGATTATTAACAAACAAAGTTAAGTCATACACAGCAAAAAGGTGGATGGCGACAGAGAGAAAATTAAAAAGAAGATGAGATTTAAAGACTTTTTAGATATAGATAACTTAACTCATAAAAAGATTGATGAGAAACCAATCAATGATGAGTATAAGAACTTGCCTATTGCTAAGCCTACTAAAAACAGTAGTGATAAAACTGTTAATGAACTTAGAGAAATGCAAGAGTATTTTAAAAGTAGAACTCCTGAAATGGAACAAAGTGTTAAAGACCATGATAGTGAAGTTGGTTATGCAATCAAAGAATATTTAAAAGAAAATAAATTAGAATACAAAGAATCTGATATAGATAAAATTGCTGATATTGGTTCAGGTGTAGTAAGATATTTTAAAAACAAGTTTGAAAGACCAAGACCTTATCAACTTGCAGAAGCTATGGGTATGAAGTTTAACTTTATGCCGTTGAAATCAGACAGTATGAAATCACCAGCATATCCATCAGGTCACAGTTTGCAATCAAGACTTATTGCAGAGTATTATTCTGAAAAATATCCTGACCATAAAAAAGGTTTAATTGAAGCTTCAGATGATTGTGGTGTAGGTAGAGTTGTAGCAGGTTGGCATTATCCTTCAGACCATAAATCAGGTGTTAAGTTAGCAAAAGAAGTTTATAAAAAAATGAATAAAGAATTAAGTGAAAGTATCATTGATATACCAAGAAAAACTTATGCACCAAAAGTATTTGATGAAGCAGATACACCTAATCCTAAAATTAAGGCAAGTGTTAAATCACAAATAGATAAACAATTAAAAGAATTTGAAACAGAGTACCCTATACTTAAAACATCTTTGATAGGTTCTATTCTCACAAAGAGATACAGAAATGACGCAGACTTGGACATCAACATATTATTTGATGTGCCTACTGACAAACAAGAAGAAGAAAGAACTAGATTGTCTAAGAAGTATTTGTCTGCTAAGAATCCAGATAATATCCAAGGTAAATTAATACCTGGTTCTGAGCACCCTATCAACTTTTATTTTATTACTGACAAAGAAACATATGATAGCCAAAACAAAAAGGCTGACGCTGTGTTTGATATGGAAAGTAATAAGTTTGTAAAGAGACCAGATGATTTTACCTTTGATAAGAACTTATACTTAAAAGACTTTGAGAAAAAGGTTCAAGAGTTAGATGTAATTAAAGGTGAACTAAAAAGAGATATCATTGATTATAGAGAACTAGAACAATTAGAACCAGATGAAGTATTAAACTTACAGGATAAAATCAACGATAAGTTGGAAGAAATAGAAGATAGTATTTCTGATATTTTAAAAGTAGGCGATGGTGTTGATACAGATAGAAGAGCTGCATTTGACAAAGATATGTCACCAGATGAGATACAAAAGTATGGTATTAAAAACAGATTACCTAAAAATGTTATCTATAAGATGTTAGAAAAATATCACTATTTAAAATTCTATAAGAAGTGTCAAAAGATTTTAGATGATGGTAAAGTAACACCAGATGAGATAGATGATTTAGAAATGCACGAAGCAAAAGGTAAGTCTATTGCATTTACATTTGGTAGATTTAATCCACCTACTATTGGACATGAGAAACTTATTAACAAAGTTAAATCTGTACCAGCAAACGATTATAAAATTTATCTAAGTAGAAGTGAAGACCCTAAAAAGAATCCACTATCTCCTAGAACCAAACTAGATGTAATGAGAAAGATATTTCCAAGTCACGCAAGAAATATTGAAATCAATACAACAAATATGATATTAGATATTGCTACTAAATTACACAATCAAGGTTATTCAGAAATCAAAATGGTTGTTGGTAGTGATAGAGTTAGAGAATTTGAAACAATACTTAAAAAATATAATGATGTAAAATCAAGACATGGTTATTACAACTTTGATAATATAGGTGTTGTATCAGCTGGCGAAAGAGACCCGGATGCCGAAGGCGCTACAGGTATGTCAGCAAGTAAGATGAGAGTTGCGGCTTCAAAAGGTGACCTTGCAAGTTTTAAAAAAGGTTTACCAAGAAATGCAGACGCAGAAAAGATTTTTAAAGATGTTCGTAAGGGCATGAATTTAGCTGCTAATTATTTACATATGCCAGTAGTTAAACCGATTGCAAGTATGGAAGAATTTGAACAACAACAAATAAGAGACCTTTATATTAGAGAAATGATATTCAATATCAATGATGAAGTTGATTATGTCAAAGAAGATATTAAAGGTAAGGTAGTACGAAGAAGTACAAACTATGTTGTACTAGAAGACAACAATAACAATTTACATAAAGCATGGATTTGGGATTGTATTCCAATCGCAGCTGATAGAGAAGTAGAAGTAAGAGAACATGATTTAGATATAGATTATGGTTTCAAAGCAGTATCAGAAATTAAAGAAGAAAATGTATCACAAAGAGAAATAAACGATTTAGAAAAGTTTGCTGATAGAATACTTAAAAAGTATGGTGTTGATGTTGAGTTTACAAGACATTTTGTAGATAGAATGAATGACACTAGAAATACTCCAGCAATTAAAATATCTGAATTGCAAAAATTCTTTAAGAAGATACAAAAAAATAAAGCAAAAAACATTATCAATAATCCTGACATAGAAGCAGTTTTAAAAGATATGTCAACAAATTTAAACTTACCTGTTATTATTAAAAGAAGAGGTAACGAATTCGAGGTAACCAATAAAACAATTATGAGGAAACAAAATTTTAGTACAACTAACAAATTAATTAAATATGAAGATTTAGACGCTCAACCACAAGATAGAGATGTTAAGAAAAAAGATGGCACACAGCCTAAAAAGTATTACAAAAATCTATCTAAAGATACAAAAAGTAAAAGAGCTGACTTCTTTAAAAAGAATAAAGACAACAAAGAAGCGCCTGGTGACAAAGACGCAAAAACAAAACCAAGTATTCACACTCAGAAATATAAGAAAATGTTTGGTGAGATGAAAAAAGATTTACAAGACGCTTGTTGGACAGGTTATAAACAAGTAGGTATGAAGAACAAGGGTGGTAAACAAGTACCAAACTGTGTTCCAGAGAGTATGAGTGTTGAA